CCCATTCTGTACTAGGATTATTTACATCTTCCCAGTCTGTACTAGGATTATTTACATCTTCCCATATATCACATATTCAATTTATAGCCATATTATTAACGTCTATCATATTTATTTTATCCTCTAATACTATCAATAATTCTTGTGTTATACTTGATTCATCAAACATCAACAAACTATCCTCTAGTGCTATTTCTACAACAAAGATGCCTCCTCAAACGTCAAATAATCATAGGTTTTCAGATAGATTTAATGATATTCAAAGACCTATATTATAATTATCAGATATTCATAAATTTTCAGATATTCATAAGTTTACGTCATATAATAAATTATAACCATCAGATATTCATAAATTTTCAGATAGATTTAAAATAATTTCAGTTCAAGCTATTCAATAATCATTAATTGAAAGAATTTCCTCTAATTCTAAAATTATATCAGATATTAATTCTGTAGTATTGTCATATAATAAAATATTTTCAAGATAAATATCTTCTGAAAACAATTTATCATAAGCTACAGAATTTCAGTTAAATTCTTCATCATCATAAGATAATCAAGGCTCATCATATTTCCAACTCATTATGCTAATATTATTTTATAAGTTATTTTCATAGTATCTCCCGAAGAGAAACTTTTAGTTACTGGTAGAACTAACCTAGATAGTAGAACCCCTGTAGTAACTGCGTTTAAAATTCAAATCTCATTTACTGTAATAGTTCCAGTAGCTGTAAATGTATTTTCTAGCTGTAAGGTGTCATTTGCTACAGTAGTAGTAATTCTTGTAGGTGTTACTTGTGTTCTCTCAAATCAATTAATAGTGTTTTCACTAATTAGTGCCGTTTGAGTTGCCCCAGCTACGGTAGAATCACTCCCATTAGCTAAATAATCAAAAGGACTATCTACATTTATTCATCCTAACAAATTAGCCACAGACGATAATCAAGTATTAACGATAATGTTTTCATACGTTTCGTTAAAAAGCTCATTACCATCACTATCTCTTCATTCAATAGTAACCACTCACTTCAATTTTAATCAATTTTTCATAATTATAAGCTAATAATATAAAGGTACTACCTCTTATATAACTTTTTTATATGAAAAATCAATAAGTAATTTATTTTATTAATATAGTAGTTCTTAATTAACCTTTCTTTTGAAGAGTGGAAAAAAGTCTACTTTTCTATTGTAATTTAAATATTTTTAACTATAATATAATTACTCAATAAAGCACTTTATAAATAAAGTATACAAATTATGACTACACCAATAATAACTAAAAAAACTATGGAAAGAATATACACAGATACAGATAAGAAAGTAGAAGATAAAATAAATGAATTATGAAAATATTGTGATTTATTTGTTATTACGTCCACATTAAATTGAGAAATAATAATACAAATACGACACATAAAACCAAGAGTAAAAATTAGATACGACCAAGTCCTAGAAATGTATCAAGAATTATCTAAAAACAATATTCAAGCTAGTTTAGTATTGACTGGATGGCAAGCAACATATTGACTTGAAAACGACAGAAAGAATATAATTAAAAACTTAAAACTTTATCATTATGAAAATTAAAGAATACTTAAAACAGTCAGAAAAACTCAACCCCTGAGATGTTATATTGTATGATTCAGACGTAAATGTATGTAAATTCTGAGATATATTGCGGGTAAATATTATTGAATTAGATTTAAATTATATAACAGACGAAGATAAAGAATGAATACTATTTACTTTAGATAAAGACGGAAATCCTAAGAATCCTACAGTATTCAAATTAGAAAAAGATTTATTACAAAAAAAAGCCCAGTAAAGGGCTTTTTTCTTTTACTATTTAGATTCTAACGAACCTCAAACTCCTCATAACATAACTAATACTAATGCAGACTGTAGGAATTGATTATATTCAATATCCGTAAGTCTTCAAGCCTTATGTTGTTTATCTAATTCAGAATAAACATTTTTAAATTTTTCTTTTCATTCAACTGTCTTTAAATCAGGTATTTCGTTTTTTGGATTACTAGCATATTCTTTTAATTTCTTCATAGTAATTTCTCAAAAATCTTTTTCTTTTCCTGAATTATCAAAAACTCTAATACTAACCCCATCAGGAAACTTTCATAACTCCTCCAATATAGTTTCTCTAGCTCATTTATGGGCTTTAGAACCATAAGAAAAAGGTAAAACTCTCCTTTCTTTATTTTTTATAGTTCTACCTATAGCTCTTTTCATAGCTTCAATAAAATCTGTATGAGTATATGCTACAGTTATGTCTTCAAATCATCTAGCATTAATATTATTGATTCTATTTATTCATTTACTAAGAGAAGTATCTATAATTATAGGATTATCATAGGATTCTTTCATAACTTTTTGTGTTCAACTTTTTCCACTTCCTGCTCCACCTCATAAAACAACAACCTTTTTTCATTTATTTTCAGGCTTATTAAATATATAATCCTCATAATCTCTAGCTAAACTAGAAGAACTTTTTTGATTATCGCTAGCACTTACTCCATCTTTTTCTCAAAAATATCTTCTAAAATCATCTGTATTAATTACATTTCATAAATCCTTTTCGTGTTGTTTCATTATATTCGCTACTTCTTCCTTAGTTTTAGGTTTTATGTATTTAGCTATTTCTTCCTTTCATAATACATTAGTAGGAACATTTTTGAAAGCATCTTTATTGTATATAACTGTATGAAAGTTTTCTCATCTTTCTATATTTACTCAGTCTATTCCTAGGTCGTCTACAAATTTCATAAATCCATCTACATCTCTCCTTTGAAAAACATCTCCCCATAAATTCATAATCTGCTCGTGTACTGTTTTTCCTCATACAAATGAATCTATAGCGTCGGATAATCATTTAGTGTAATTTTCATCCCAGTTTTCGGCTATATCTTTTTTAGCTTGTTCATCAAAATTATTTACCGCTCTCTGTATTTGTCTTTTAGTTAGGAGTGTCGTATTTTCATCAACTATATTAGCTCCGACAGATTTCTCTAGCTTCATTATATCTTCTCAATACCCTAGAGCGTCAGATTTATTGGAAGTTGTATATATTCAAGGTCATTCCTGTGCTACTCTACCTATTTCTACTTCTTTTCATACTAATCAGCTCTTAAATTTAAATCAAGCGTCTAGATTCTGAAAGCTCTTAAAATCTCATCAATGATATACTGGTTTTTCATATTTAATTACCTTAGGTTCTAATTCTCATAAAGTTTCTTTTAAAGAATCTATATCATCAATAGTGTATGGAGTGTCATCAGCACTATATATAGTATCGTTAGGGTATTCCTCTAGTTGTTCTATAATGTCTTTCGTATCTTCATGTTGATACTTATCGTTTCTACTTTTACTATCCATTTTTTTACTACCCATTCCCTCAATTTTATCAACAAACCTTTTTCTATTTGAATCTAAATCTCTAATTTTTTTTAATAATTCTTGTTGTTTATCTTGTAATCATCCCCATTTTTTTTCTCTATTTTTAAAATTTGTTTCAGGGTCTTCGTTTCTTTTTATAAAAGAATCAGCATTATCTTTGTTAAAATCTTTTAACTCTTGTTTTAATCTTTTCTTTTCCATCTCCATTTCATACATTGTTGTAGGGTCTTCATCTTTATATGATAATTGCTCTCACTTCTTAACATCTTCAGTTTTACTTAAGGGCGTATTTTTTCTTTCTTCTTTAGTCATATCTTTTCTTGCTTCTACATTTCTACTTTCAACTTCTCATTTAAGACTATTATATAATTCATAGTCTGATTCTCTTGCAAATTTTATTTGATTTTCTATTGTTTCTTTAGATATATCAGAAAGTTTTTTAATGTTTTTATTTGATTTTAATATATTTTCAGCTTTTACTAAATCTTTATTTGTAGGATTAGGCTTATCTATTAAAAATTCCCATTCCCAAAAATCACGCCTATCTTTTATATCTGTCAATTTATCCCATTCTTTCCTATAATCCTTATTTAAATTACTTATTTTTTCTTTCATTATTTTAGTCATACTATTAGGACTTCATCAAGTAGAAAAAAACTCTTTTACCTGTATCAAATGCTGTATTTCGTGTAACAATGTTTTATTGAAATCATTTGTATTAGGGTTTATCTTTATGATAGGTAATCATTCTTTAGATATTATCAATTCTCAACCTCAAAACATTCTTTCATCTAATTGAATATCTACATCCCTCATTTCAGGGTAGTTCTCAAATAATTCATCGTGTTTTATGACTTTTCATAAAGGTAGATTATTTGTTCTTTGCCAATCTGCTATATTTTTCATCTTACTATCGTCTAGCTCAAACTTCCAGTCCCCATCCTGTTTAGTCCATCAACTTTCTTTCCATACTGCTTTTTCTACCCATTCAGGAACTTTTCAGCCTTTCTCATATTTTTCATATTCTTTTTTAGCGTACTCTAGGGTATTATCATCTTTTTTTTTTTGCCTTAACTCAACCTATAGACGCTTTCTTATTTCCTGAAGTGTTAAATACTTTTTTAGTTTCAAAAAAATCTTTAATCCCCATCTTTATTTTTTCCGCCTTACTTATACCTAGCCCACTATCCCAAATCTCATTCAATAACTCGTCAGGAGTCATATCGTTAGGTCTTCACTCATTCATAGCCGTTATATACTGCTCTGCTTCATTTATAAAATATTCTTCACTTTTATTTCTAGTGTCGCCAGAACCCAAATCGTACGCTCAACTCTTTCTTCTATTTCTTATTCCCCTAAGATTACTAGCTTCTTTTAATAAGGAAGCAGGATAACCAGTACCTATAGAATCATATTCTTTCTTAGCCCCTTTCATAGCCTGCTCTCTGTAAATAGCTTCCTCAGGTGTAATGTCTCCAGTATCTACGTCGCTAGAACCCGAATCATCCTTATTTATTTTACCCGATTTTTTAGCTTCTAGATATTCTGTATAAGTAGTTATTTCTCATAGCTCCTTACCTGAATCCAGTTCTTTTCATATAAATTTCTGATAATCCTGCATTTCTACCTCCTTATCTATTTTAGCTTTTTCTGATTTTCTAGCGTCTATTATAGCCTCTAAATCCTGAATAGTTTCGGCTTGTTCTATTTCCTTGTCTATAATTTTTCCATCATCTATAGCTTTATTTTTAGATTTTTTAAAATCATTTACTACTTCAACTTCTTCAAAGTTTTTAGCTATCTTATCTATTCCATCTTCTATAAATTGCTTAACCTTACCTATAGGAGTTCAGTTTTCTAGCTTCTTATTTAGTTTTTCAAACTGCTTTATCATTGTAGATAAGTTTTGCTGTAAGGTTATAGAGTTGTATGTTTTATTTCATACGTTACTCTTAACCAACATATTAACGAATCATCTTCAAGCTCAGAAAGTAACACTATCAACAATTCATCAAACTAGTCTTCATAATCTTTCTCATAATTTCCTTTTTCATACTCTTTTGATTAAATCAAAAGCTAAGTTTTCTAATCTTTCAGAGCTATCTTTTAATTTGTAAACATTGCTCATTTCTAAGTCTAATCCCTTAGCGATGTCATCAGGTAACTTACTTCTAGTGGTTTCTTTTATTCAGCTTCTTATATTCTCATACATTTTAGCGTTTACGCTAGTTAAAGCGTCCCCTTTTTTATTAAAAGCTTTGCTTTTAAATTCTATTCAATAAATTCTAGAAAGCTTATTCATTTCCGATAAAGTAAGCCCATCTCAATTAAACTTATCCTTTATTTGTTTTATTTTATTCATACCATCAATATCAGCAGTTTTTCTATAAACTTCCTCTAAATTACCTATAGCGGTTTCAACAAAATTTATCTTAACGCTACCTTTAGTAGTATGCGTAGATTCTTTATTATATAATATATCAGGGTTAAAGTTATCTGTTTTAGTTTCTAATATTTCATCTACTTTTTGTCATAAAATTTGGATTCTTTCGCTTGTTCTATTTGTCAAGTCTTCATAAGTTTCCACTCAGTCTAAATCTGTGCTTTCAAGTCATTTTTTTAGCTTTTCAATGTCTTGTTTTTTTCCTTGTGTCGCTTCCGCTATAACATTATTTAATTTTTCTCTAACGGCTTTTCATCACATACTATTCCAAGCCTTAGCCCCAAATTTTATAACTCATTCTCCTGCGACTTCTCACGCTATTCATATTTCCCATTTAGGGACTTTATACCCAAGTATGTCTACATCTTCTCCCCAAATAGTGCTTCATTCTGATACTGCCTCAAATACTTCTTCTCACAATATTCACGATAACGCTATTCTTGCGGTTTTATATAATTTAGGAAAATTTGTAGCAATTTTCCTCATTCTTTCTATTTTAGTTATCTTGCTAATTTGTGCTCAGGGAATAAAAAAAGTAGCTAGCTCTTCTATCATTTCGCTTCATTTAGTTCTCCAGTCATCAGAATCAATTCAGAAAACTTCTTGTAATTCTGACTTCATTTCCTCCCCTCATTCCTTTACTTTCATAGAGATTTCATTTGCAAGCTCATTTGATTTAGAAGAATTAGCGAACTCCTCTCAATAAATAGCTTTATTTATTTGATATTGCGTATCCATCATAGCTTTAGCTAGCGGATTATCATTGAAAGTATAGTTTAAGATATTTCAACCAATAGCGGGAATATTTGCCGTCATCGCCCCTGCTGTATATTTTATATTTTCTTTCGCCTCAGTTCATAATTCTGATATAAATTCTGATACTACGTTTTTCTTCTTCTTTCAAAACATACTATTATGTATAAATTCATTTTTAGTTGCAAATCTATCCATTATTAATTGTTGTTTTCCTCCTACGGGAGTAGCCTTTAATTGTTCCATAAATCTCTCACTCTCAAAATCATTAATATTCTCGGGTCTAACTTCAACATTATTTCAAACAACATTAGAAACCTGATAAGGTTCTCCAGTCTTTTGCTGTATTCAAGAATTATAGTCTTTACTTATAATTTCTTTAGCCTGAGGTTTATATTTATCTAATCCCTCAATTTTATAACCTCTTTTCGTAGCTTCATTCATAATTTCCTGATAGCTACTTCAAGGTTTTTTAGCTACCATTCATTGTAGTTGCTCCCTAGTTAGTACTTTTTCAAATTCTGCCATTGTTTAAATTATTATTCAAATAAATCATCCATATCTGCGTTTTTTTTAGAATCTAACCAGTATAGAGCGTTAGCGTATTCATTCATAGCTTCTTCTTCCGATACTTTTTCTCATTCATCTATACTATAATCGTCTTTAGCTCTAAACCAATTTCAATTCTTATCTTTATATAAGTAGTTTCATATATGAGGGTCTGAATTTACTATCATACTTCCATCTTCATAAGATTTTATAGTAGGAGTTTCAGTATCAAATCATCATAAAGTATATGATGGATTTATTCATCTTTCTAAAGAGTTTTTTCTATAAAAATCTATTGTTTTATTAAGATTCTGTTTTCTATTTATTTCTACTCTTTTTATAACATCTCTAAATTTTTGTGCGTCCTCATCCTTAAATAAATCCCCTTTCAGTTCTCAGCTTCATAATTTTGACATCCAAGTAGTCCAAGTAGAACCGAATCATAGAGAATTAGCCGCCGCCGCGTACTCGCTTTCTCTTACTACTGAGGTAGGGTCTAATCACTTCATAAATAAGAATATAGTAGCCAAATCTCATGCTCCTCATAAAGTATCGTCTATAGTAGCTTCTAAATCTTTTGATAGGGCTTTTGTTGCGTTATATTTTACGTATTGTTCAGTAGCTTTAAATGACTTTCCTAATCTGTCTGTTTCAGCTCTTTTTTCCTCAGGACTGCTATATCTTTGCATATAAGGTATATCTTTTTCTATTCTTTGTCTTTCTTGTTCTATTATTTTTATTTGTTCATCAGTATATTGTAAATTATCTAAATCAGCAACTTTTCTATTACCTTTCGCTATATCATCAGCAATTTGTGTTAGATTTTCAGGAATCGCTGGTAAATTATCAGTTCATATTGAGTTTACATATTCAGCTGTTTCTCTAGCGGTCATAAGTTTACCTGTTTTTCAATTTCTCATTGTCAAATCTAGATGAGTTCACTTTCCGGCTGTCAATTCTTCGTCCGTAGGCTTTCTCCATACTCATCAAACTTTAGTAAGAACTTTTCAAGTATTTCCCATAGTTCAAACAGACTGTCAAGGGTATATATGTTGTCATACATACGCCGTAGTTTCATCTAAATGAGAAAAGGTCATAAGGTTACCATCCTTATCTTTAATTGTTGCCCAATTACCTCCCTTATCAGGATTATATCAAGTATTTACTACATCTCCCTCTATAGGAGCTGTTATAGGACTTCATTTAGTTCCTGATATATCTAATCAAGGCGACCATTCCGAACTACCATATCTCAATACTCATCCTCAAACCGTATCAGTCCATTTTTTAGATAGCGATTCTATTTCTCCATCTATATTTTGTACACTCCGATTTCAAGTAACTGGATTAAAAGAATACGCCTTACCCTCCTCAGAGTCAATATGTCATTGATATTTCGTGGTTTCTCCAGCCGTTAAAGTTTTTATATAAGCCTTATATTCAGGCTTATCTCTAACATTGTTTGAAATATTTGTAGTGATAGCTTCTCATAAACTAGCTCCACCGTCTACTAGCTTTGTTATATCTTCTTTTATCTGCTCTTTACTCCTTTGCATTGGTATACCCATTGCTTCCCATCTAGCCATCTCTTCATCTACGGCACTGTCTATAGCTTTCTTTCTTGTCGTCTTGTCTGAGCTATTTATATCCCCGTATTGACTAGTGTATTGGTAGTCTATCTGAGATTTATAGGTTTCAAAGGCTCTTTTTTCTGCTTCTAACCCTCTTTCGTAGTCTTGCTCATTAGCATAAATTCAATATCAAAATTTTAAGTATCCAAATTGTTCATACCTATCGGCTCTATCCATTTCAGCTTGTTGCACCGATATATTATATTTCTGCCCCGCACTTGCTTGCATACTATTATAATTATCTAAAGATAATTGATAGTCTGTTTGGAGCTCATTATAGTCAGTAACCAAATCATTTTTCCTATTTTGTGCTATAGCTCTTACGTAACTGTCTGTAACATCAGAACCTTTAAGTTCTCTTTCTACATCTTTATCTATAGCGTCCATATCATCCTTTACTTTGTAGAAATCCTCCTTTGCCTTATTCATTCTTTCTGTAGCTTCTTTCATTTCAGGAGTATTCATAACTATATCGTATTCAGCTTTTAAGTCTACCTTATCAGATTCAGGATTTATAATGCCTGCGTCTGTCATATCTTTCATAATATCCTCAAACACATTTCAGTCTGTAGGGGTATCATCTACCGTTACTTCTCAATAAATTGCGTCCCCATTACTTCTTATTCTTTCTAAGTCTGTCTTATTTTTACTGTATAATAAATAACTATCATATAAATCAGGATTATAATTCTTTATATCGTCTAATTGTTCATTAGTTACTTTTTGTGTAGTCATACCACCATATAATCATTCAGCACTAGTATACTCTCTAAGATGAGAATATCTATTATTCTGTGCTGTTATATAGTCATTTAGGTTTGAAAATCAAGCATTTTCTACTAATTTTCTCCTCAATGACGCTAATCCCTCAACCTGCTTTTCATCATCAAAATTAATTTTACCTCATCCAGCTTCCTGAACACTTCTCAATAATTCAGCCTCACTAAAATTACTTCACGCTCTAAGTTTTTCATCTATAACTCATTGTACGCTCCCAACTATTTCAGAATTTCTTTTAGATATTCTTTCGGCTTCAAGCTTCTTTTCTTCCATAATCTTATCTTGTTCATCTCTAGCCTTATCTACAAGGTCTACAGTAGGTCAAACCTTTACCTTTGGAGGTTCTATAGTCTTTTTTTCTACTACTGGGGTATCAGCTACCTTACTTTGTTGTTGTGTAGGCACAACTTCTTGTTTTATTGGTGCTGTATCCACAGTTTTTTTAGATTTCAATACTTGTCATTCTTGCCCTGTCAATTGTCAGTCTACTGGAGTAGCTGGAGTTACTCCCGCTTCTTCTGTTATTTCTACCATTTTCTTATGGTTAATAATTAAATTAATTTAGTTTAGTACTTATTCATCAAGTTCTCCAGTACAAATCTCAGGATACGTCTGAATATAATTCTCATCCTCCCCCAATATCTCATCAATACCATTTTATTCTACATACGGAATCCTCCATATACATATCTGAACTATTTTTAAAAGATAGTCAATTAGTATCTAAAACCCAATCATTAGATAGAGAGTAAATTTTAGAAGAACTTGAAACGGCTATATTTTCAGCCACGTAAAGACTATCAGACATAGCGACTAAATCGAATAAATTTATAGTAAATACTTTCATAGTATTTCATAGAATTGTAGTAGTATTTCAATATATTTCTCCTGTAAAACTCCCATCATCCCAAAATCTTATCTTTGGAAGTCATCCATCTATTTCAATTTTAATTGTTTCAGCCGTTCCACTTTCAGGATTATTCTTTTCATTAGTCAACATAAACATTAAATCTCCAGCGTCCAATAATAGCTGGTCATCCCCTAGGACTGCCTGTAAAAATCAGTCAGTAGTGAAAGAACTAGCTCATACTTCTCCCCTAAAGTAGGCATTTCATTCTGCCCCGTCTATTTCAAACGTTTTGACGTTAGTAGCATTATATCCCCTAAGTCAATTTTGGTCTATAACTACTCTTTGCCCACTTCAAGAACTTTCAGCAACACCAATATCGTTTGTGCTAAGCCAATTTATATATCTACTTCAAGAATTTAAAGCACTCAAAGACCTTACCGCTCCATCATCTCTTACAGATACCCAAGCAGTCCCATTATATCTATATGTTTTATTTCCGTCGTCTATATCTATCCACAAATCTCAGGTCGTTACTCCTATAGTGGGTGCGGAATTTTGATAAGAACTTATAACGTCTTTAACTGCCAAAGCTCCAGCGTCTGATATAGCTGTTATGGTAAAAGTTCATAAAACTGTAGTATCTCAGTCTAGTACTATGTTTTTTCACTCTATAGTAACCGTTCATCAGTTTATAGCACTAACTACAACACTAGCTTTTTCTCCGTCAGTATCGGAAACTCTTAACGCTATTTCTCCAGCTGTCAACGTTATAGCCGAAGAATTGTCAGAAATATCTATAACATTTAAAGCTATTTGTTCAGCTGTCAACGTTATAGCCGAAGAATTGTCAGAAATATCTGTAACATTTAAAGCTATTTGTTCAGCACTAACTACAATACTTGCCGTATTTCAATTTATATCAGAAACTACCTTATTCCATCACAAAAAACTAGTACCTCAATTCATCATCTCTTCATTGATTCAAGGTATATTATTTATATCTTCCTCTTTCGGGTCTACGTTCAAATAGTCTACAACTTTAATTTCATTTTTCATTGTAAAGCATCTCACAAGATAAAAGCTCAGGACTAGTCGTTTCTTCTGTTGTAATGATTTCTATCTTAATTTCAACATAATTAAACTCTTCTAGATACTTTTTTATTGATAAGTTGTTTTTTTTGTTGTCGTAAAAGGTCGTAGAAGTTATTGTATCTATAATCGTCCAAGTTGCACCGAAATCTTGTTTAGTATAAATTTTTATACTTTGGTCTGCTGTAAGCTGCTTAATTAAAGTTGCTATTTCTATCCCTGTTTTTATCTTTCTTTCACTCTTTCAAATAAATACTCTAGTTTCTAATACTCCATCTAATTGATATAAAGACGTATCTATTTTATAAATAAACTTACTTCAATTATTTATACTAAAATATAAAACATCTCAAAGCGTTATCATACAACCAATATATTTTATATCATCTTTAAAATATGCTTTAGATAATACCTCGTTATATTTATCATTTTTATTACCATAAATACTTATTCCATCCACTCATCAAATTGCTATTTTTCCATCGTATATAGTCATAACTTTAGGGTTTAAACTATACTCAACCTCAATTAAGTCAATATCTTTATATCAATTAGTTTTGTATAAACTTCATTTACTTAAAAAATATTCTTCTCATCACTTTATAATAAAAGAATTTATAATCTTTCAGTTTTTATCTATTATTTCATTAGGATAGCCTGCTATAGTATCCCAGTAAAATATAGAGCTACTATTTATCTCAAAAGATTCTATAGTAACTATTCTCATAACTGCCCCATGCATAACCATTTCCCTTATTTTGTTTTCTATAGATATAGATAAAACTGGGTCTAAACTTCAAGCGTTCCAAGTGTCAGCAGTATCTATAGAATTAACCTCGTAACCGTCTCAAATATATAAAGTCTTACCATATACTACCATAGGATGAATAGCGTCGTCTTCTCATATATCAAAGGTCTTATAAGCCACTATTCATCCAGTTATATCTGAATTAGCATCTAAAGTAGATAAGCCAGCTCTATATAATTTAGTTCTTGTACTCCACCGTATATAATCATTAAAAACCACACAACTTCAAATTTCACTACCTAATTCAGCTCCCGTATAAATCTTATACCATATTCCGTCATCCTCATTTAGTTTCCGTATCTCTTCCGTCTTTGTGAAAAAATACAAGTCATTTCTTTCCCTGTAAGTTGTACCATCCCAATATCAAGGAACTATACAAGCACAAGCCCCTATTCATCCAGTTGCTACCTCTTCCACCATTTTATGAGATAATTTTACAGATTTAGAACTAGAAAAAATATCTAAATTCTTAATAACCTGAAAAGATTTTGGTAGACCTGTAAATTCATCGTCTGATATTCATCCAGTCGCTCCTGAAAATATTGGATTTATACTAGTCATTATTCAAGATAAGTTACGTCAGGTAAAACTTCAACCCCCTCTTCTATTACCCTATTTGTAAGCATAGATAGAGCCTCATCTCTAAGACTTTCGTAGTCAGCTTTAGCTATATTCGCCTCGTTAAACATTTTTCTTCTTTTAAAAATTCTCCGTTGTAGACCCATCTCTATAACGTCTAGATATTGCCAAGGAATACCTATATCGGACTGTAGTGTAGTTAATGCGACATCAGGCAAATCAGCTATGTATTCAATTCTTAACCCGTTTGTTACATATTCTTCTTCCGCCAAAACTGGATACACAAAAATACCATTACCAGCTACCCTAAACTTTGGATAAGCCTGTAGTTCGTTTTCCCTCATATATCTTTCTCCTTGTCAGTTCTGTGCTATGATAGTTTCTCTCATTGGTATATATTCCCCTAATACGTCTTTTGTTAACAATAGGTTTCAATTCGTCAATGAATCAAGCCCAGTTACTAGTGTAAATACTAATCATTCTACAGTGATAGTTGCTACTTCATCTTCTAACAATAATTTTCCCTGCATATCATAAAATTTTACAGTAGTTCATACAACTAAATCACTCCAAGAATTTGATAGAGTTATAGTCTTAGTTCCTGATACGTACGATTCTATTTTTATTGAATCATTTTCATACTTCGCACTAATCACATTTATTTTTTTTAATCATCATATCGCAGAAGTTGACAAAGGTAGAATATATTGTACTTGCGATATTTTTAAATCAGTATAGGAAACTCTATGGAAAAAGTCTTCATCCACAAAGGAAACTATCATATTCTCAAAATTATGTATAATCTTGTTTAAATCTTTCAAAGCCACGGCATTAGTATAAGCGTTTTCACTTATTATATCAGCCCTTGCATCATCTATTAAGTCTTCTACTGTTGCCATATTTTAATATTAAGATATAAACTCTTTAGTTAGATGGACGAAGTAAGTCGTCCATCTAGTCAAGAATTTAAGCTTGTACCATATTTGGATATACCACACCATTCATATTTACGTATACTGCTACTGGAACTACTGTAGCATCATCTAAGGCAGTCGTACCTCAAACAAAACTTCCAGTCCCTGTAGGACTTATAAGCGTAAAACCAATTACTACATAATTAGTGCTAATTTCAGGAAAAACCATAGCTCCTAGAGTAGCCCCTGCGGTTCACATAGTAGTACCTAAAGTCCCTGTAGCTTTATCAAAATAATGCACAAATACATTGAAAGTATCTGTTAGTATTGTTCCCGATAGAACTGCAACATCTCCAGCAGATTCTACAGATAAAACTCCGCCTTTTGCGTAATACATAGCATTAGTAGTTTTTGGAACTGTTCCACCTCCTGCTTTTATTACTAATCCTCAACTATTAAGAATTCATTCTTCAACTCCTAGCAGTCCTGCTAAGTCTTCGTGTTCTTTAATCATTTTATAATAATATTTACATTAATAAAGAAAGAGGGGCTATAACTCCCCTCTAATTAACTTGCCTACTACTGAGGAGCAGGGTTAAAGTCAGATACATAGTTCACACTAGCCGATGTTTCTATAATCAATAGAGAATCGTTGTTAAGTATTACAGTTCAGAAAGCCACTTTTGAACCAACCTTAACTCTTTGAGCCAATGGGTCTGAATCACTAGAAACTCTAGGAGTTATGTAGTTCTTCAAACTTTGGAACTCTGATACTCAGAAAGAACCTGCACCGAAGAAGAAGTTAGGATATACAGTAACTGTACTAGCTAACGGTCTTACAAACGGATTTTGCATTACTCTGATACCATTTAACGCTCCGATTTCTCCTTTGAAAATCTTCTCAGGAGTAACGTATTTGTTAGCCTCTAACCAACCTTTAGCATCTGTATCTATTCTCAAATCATAGATAACATTTTGACTAAATACACCTAAATAATATCCGTCAATTCTAGGACTTGCTTTAGCTGTCAAGAAAGTATCAGCCTTTACTAGGTCTAATCCAGTCAAAACATCTGTAGCGTCTATAGTAGCCCTGCTTGTAGCGTCCCCACCATAAAGAGTATTTATATTTCCTGATAATAGATTATCTTGAATTATAGTATCTATAATTCTACCCATATTCTTACCGATTTCAGAACCAGCTCAAAGGATAAAATTGATAGGCTGTTTGTCTACTAACATATCTGCTAACGTTACGTACATCCCGTATTGTGTAGCTGTCATAGTAATAGTACTAGCGTCAAAAGATATATTAGACGGAGTAACTCACTCAGTCAATATACTTTGTGCTGGAGTTTGTAGTAATCTACCAAATCTAGCCCACATCATAGTATTAGTTTTGTCAGACCACATAGGCTTTTCTCAAAGTCCGTAGAAGTACATAGACGGCTCAAAGTTTTGTAGAACCTTTTCGTTTAGTGTAGTTTGCAATAGTGTACCACTTCCTCACGACTGGGCATTTGCCCTTGTAATTGTTTCACTCATTTTTTAATAAAGTATAGAATATAAAATCTCCTATATCTTTAGCTCTCCAGTTTTATGTTGTCTATTCAATTCATCTATCTTTTCCTTATGCGTCATCTTACTATAGTCAACTCATACTTTAGCTTTCCTAGGCATTCAATTTTTTCATAGTCTTTTCATCTTAACCTGTTTAGACTTCGCCGAATCTTTCTCGCTATCATCATTTCAAACTCATAATAACTTTCCAGCTTGTTCTAAATCTAGAGTAGGATGGGCTTTCAGTAATTTATCAACCTCTTTCATATCTACATCAGGATTCTTTTCTGTAAAAGAATTTCTTTCAGATTCTTCCATTAGTTTCATTTTCTCTTTAGCCATACCTTGTTCTACTCTTTTGTCAACTAATTCTTGTACCTTTTTCGGGTCGTTAGTTTCTTTCATTTCTTCAATTTCATTCGCTAACTTGTCAGCTCTAGCTTTCTCTTTGTAGAATGCTCTTCTGTCTTTCTTAGATGTTTTTTTATCGCTGGTGTCATTACTTCCATCGCCATCATCCGAATCGTCGTCTGAGTTATCATCGTCGCCGTCATCACTGTCATCCCCCTTATCTTTATCGTCTTTGTCATCCTCGTCTTTGTTGTCATCATCTTCGTCATCTGAATCGTCGCCGTCGCTACTATCAGAATCGTCGTCAGAATCATCGTCTGAATCTACTAGCTTTTCCTCATCAGGGTTTTCTATTCCTAATAAATCATTTGCTTCTTGACTCATTTGTTCAATTTGTTCTTCTGAGAATCATTCAGTTACTCACTGAGTTCAATTCATATTCATTTTCATTTTAATAATCAATTAAGTGTTAAAACAGTTTCACTTTCTGCAAGGTATTTTTTTCAAGAGGTACATACTCCTCCTAACTTATATCAAATTGCATTCATAATATTTTACCATCTTCATCATAATATTCCTCCAAATCCTTAGGAATATCCTGAACCCTCTTAGACATCATAACAAATACTTTCAGTACGTCATCTATAGTAAGATTCATGGCTTTTGGACTAATTTCCAACAACTTGCTCTGGTATTCCTGTTCAGTCTGTTTCAATATCTCCATCACTATTGCCCATCCTTGATTCTGCTCTAGGCTCTGAATTGCCATTCTCCTCTGTTGCATTATCTGTGCTGTCATTACTTCATCGTCTAGCAAGTGGTCAAGTTGTTCATCCTCCAACAAGTCCAACTCAGTCAATTCCTCATTGTTCCCCATCTCCAATAGTGTTAGCTTCTAAATCTTCTTTTTCCTCCATTATTTTACCTATAGATTCCGCTCTATGTTCCCATGATGGAATATCATTACCTATACTATTAGATGAATCAATTTTAGCTTGATTTTCTATTGTTGCTGTAGTATCAACAGTGCTATCTCATTCCTCATCCTTGTGTAATTCTAGAACTGCCTTAGCGTTAGCTATTTCTTTTTCCTTAGCTCTTTGTCTGTTAGCTTTTTCCATAATATCCATAGCTTTAACCGACTTTGAATCAATACCTTTAGTCATTGCTAAATATTGTTTGTGTTCTGCGATTATTCTAACTGAATTGTCAAGCATAGGCTGTCATAATTTTTCGTGTACCTGTACTATGAAATTACTATGAGCTGGACTTAATCACTTCACAACGTGCCGACCTAAGTCATTCAATTGTCTTTCTTGTAGTCCATACATTTCCATAATTTTACTTATAGCCACTATGTAAGGAACTTTCTTCGCAAAAGCTCTTTTTGATTCGTCAGCCAATACGTAACCTTTCATATCAGTTTCTTTTGGGTCTAATCATACCTCTATCATTGCTACATTGATTCCAGCCTTTTTAAGTTTCTCTGTGTCATAGATAGATGTTGCCTTTCATTGATTCAAACTATCTAGAGCGTCCCTAGTTACTATTGTCATTGAGATATGCTAGCTTTAAGAAATAAAATTTGATTCTCGTAATACTCAATATCTTCTTTTGCGTCCCTCATATTACCTTTTACATTCATCACATTCACTTTCAATGATTTCCATTGATTCTCATTTTGTACATTGTACTCAGCTAATTCCGTTCATTGTAGTTTAACCTTACCTAGTTCTATGCTAGCTATAGCTTTGTGATTCCTTTCTAATACTAAAGGATTTCATCTAGCACTTACCACAGTATCAAGTAGTTTTACTTGTAGTTCAGTGATTTTAGTCTTCACTAACTCTACATCCATACACTCCATATTAAGAGTTACTCCTTTGTCTAATTCCATTGTTTATTTAATAATATAATAAAACTTATTTAAGTTCCCACATCTTGAAGACTTACTCAACTATTTTCTTTAGCATTATTTTGTATAACTCCATTCCCCATCTGCTGTTGCATTTGATTTAATCATCATCCACTTCATCACATCGCTTGTTGTTGCATTGCCTGAGCCTGTTGTTTCTCTCTCTGTCAGGATAATATATAGGCTTGCGTTCTTTCCTCTATTGCATTTTCCTTAGCTTTGTTATCTTTTGCTGTCTGATATATAACTAAATACGTTTGATGGTCTTCGTTAATATCTGTTATCTTACTTAATCTTTCGTTATTGTCAAGTAAAGATAGATTTAATTTCGCCTTTAGTTCCTCGGCTGTAGGTGGAACGTAGGTTAGAATAGTTCTTCTGTCTATTCAACTATATTGTAAAGATTTTCTTTTCAACATCCTTTTACTCACTACTGGAGTTTCAGGGTCTTGCATTAATACAGGATATAATGCCATAAATTCCATTTTCTGTTGTTCTTCCTGTTGCTCCTTTTCTGATTTACTCATTACTTCTATAAATGGGTCTGTATTTCCTATAAATTCATCCCTCTTAAGAGTATCAGCCTTTATTCAGAATCCTGTATTTAATCTTATAAATTTCTTTTGTGATTTAGGTAAGAAAGCTACATAAGAATTATACCACAAAGTCCAAAATGCTTTTTCTCCCCAGTTATTTATCTTATGTCATAGAACTAAGTTCATATTAGCGTTATGTTGTCAAGTCGTAACCTCTCTTGCTGTCATTCCCGTTCCTCTTTGTCATCTATTTAGGGCGTCAATTGCTGTACTTGATTCTATTTGTTGCTGTATCATATTTTGCATTAATCCCGTATCAGGATTTATTCTATCTTGCTGGTCTACGTTATGAACAACGTTTCATAAAGACGCTCCTTGTAAGTACTTAGTATTAACCCCTATTCGTTTAGTTCATACGGTAGGATTAGTTAATGCCGACCTATTTCTTATTGCCCTGCTATCATATAGCCTAAGACCTCCTAAAGCTTCCTTAGTAGCTTTTATGATATTCAAATTAAACAATTTACTTAATGCTCTTTGTTTATCTTCTACAGTATCTCCTACACATAATCCAAATGGATTTCCTCTCTGAGGACTAAGATAATTTAGAATTACTGGAAAAGTAACTAGTTCGGCGTGTTCTTCTTGTTTCTTAGTGAATGCCATACATTTTTCCATCTTAACAATATTTCATCATTCATTAGTAAGAACCACTAAACACTTAACACCGTTAAATATAGTAAATTGCTCTACGGCGTCAAAGTTTGTTATACCGTCATCTATGTTTTTAGCTACTCATATTCCTGCACTCTCAGACTGAGCTTGCTTGTTAGCTTCTATTTCAGGATTACCGTCTTTACTAGAAATTTTATCCACATTGAAATAACCTTGTTCAGGATATAATCTATCTTTATCTACCGTAATTTCAAATCACATATATCTAAATTTACTAGAATCTAGCCATCCCTTAGGGTCAGGCAACCAACTCATAGGTTCTCTATCGTCAAATATAGGTTGATTATTTATTTCTTCCCATCCTATTAATTGCCTGATTCCTAGCCCGTAAAAAAGCCTATCCCATTGGATTATATAATTCATTATTGCAAGATTCATAGCTGTTTGGTCAAATTCTGCCACGTTCTGCACATTCTCACTTCTTTCATCATAAACTATATAGTCAAATCTACTGGAAAAACTCACAGTCATTTCATCAGAATAATACAAAGCTATCATTACCGCCATTGTTATATATAGACTATTTATATCTACCTTATCAGGCTTCTTCATCTGATTATTATATAGTTTCAGTCTTCTTCTAAAAATATCTCTTCTAACGTTTACTACAGCTATAGACTGCGACACTTCGTTAGATATTTGAGCCTTTACATAATCCTCTGTTACTCCTAATTCTTTTAGCAATTCCTTATATTCTTTCTTATTTTCTCTCTCCATAATGTTATCCTGTTCGTACCTTTGATTATCTAATTCCATTGGGATTTAACAAGATATAAAAATTATTATTTAACTTATATTTATTTGAATCAAAAAAGCAAGAGAAAATATCTCTTGCTCTTCCGAACTCATTTCAATTCATATATACTACAAATATATTACTACAAAGACAGTATAACTATTTATTAAAATATTCCTCAAATATATTTAGTAGGTTATCATAATAATTATTGTCTATCTCTTTCTTGACTTCGTTCTTCCATTGTTTTTTATGATACCTATCCTCCTATCTCTTTATTGAACTTTTAGCCATAATAATAATTGTTATTATAATAAATCTGAATAGTCTTCTATATCTACTGGATTACCTTGAATAATATTCTCTCAAAGCCAAGGGTCTTTATATGGAGAAGTAGAACCATCAGCCATAGAATCAATAGCACTTTCATACTCAGGCTCGTCTACTGGATTACTATCTATATCATCTGTAGTTCTCCGTATCGCAAATGCTCCAAATCAGTCCGCCCCGTGGTCATTACCGTCCTTTGCAGGAGTATTGATATACATAGCGTGAGATTTATCCCACTTCTTCCTGTAGTTTCTAAGACGTTTTAGCCCTACATCACACTTAACTCTATCAAAGTAACAATTAGGTAGAGTATTCTTTACTTCATCTATCCTATCACTTATTGAACCGATGGGAACTACATATACATCATATCATAATTCTATCATAGTTTCTTTCCTTGTTTTTCCAGTTGATTGACTATGAACGTTAGCGTCGTGGGGTAGAATCATTGTTCCATAATTATTTTTGTACTCTCTCTTTTGTAATATATCTGTATGAACCTGAATCATGGAATATCCAACTCATTCCCAATACTCCAATACTCTAACCTCTAATCCAAATATTTGATAGAACCGAACCACCATATCATCTCATCCTCCAGCTCCTCATATATCCCAAGATGTTTCTACTGGAAGTCTAGGGTCATAAGGTACTTTACAGATTCTTTTAGCTTCTGCTACTTCTATCATAGCTTCGCCGTAATAACTTCACAATATAGGATGTTCAAACGCTTCTTTCAATACAGATGGATTCTCTTGTTTCATTTTATCTTTCAGTAGTTTACTTTGTAAATAGTACCGATTTCTTTGCTCCTTGTCTAGGAGGATTCCGTAAGTCTTCTCTAACGATACAAAGTATTCCAACATCTTAGTAGGTATAGGAAACTCTCACGGCTCTCTATATCATTCCTCTTTCCGCCAAGGATAGAAGAATAGTTTAAATTCTAATCTAGATAATTTAGCTCCGCTATTCTGTAGGTCTAGAGCGTCCATAACAAAATCATAGAAATCTCAAAATTGTCATTCTGCTGTAGATTCTATAGTAACTATTCCATTCTTTGGAACTGCTGGAAGTGTTCAGGTTCTTAACTCCTCAGCTTTTTCAGGATGTTTAGCACATATTTTTCCGTGTTCTGATACGTGTAGTCTCTGCAATGTTGCCGACCTAAATCAAGTAGCCGATACTTCTATAGAACTACCTGTATTCTCAAATGAAAACATATTAGCGTTATTTCTATCTACTACATAATAAGCTTTCAGAAACTCAGGAAGATGTTTCCGAGCTACCTTTATTTTATCTCTAAATATTTTCTGTACAGCTGTTTTTCCTTGTGCTTGTACTCAAACATTTAGATTTCTGTTAAATAATGCGTCATCAAAGAAGTCTATCTGAATCGCCGTAGAAAATCAAATCTGTCTAGCTTTAGGTAATATATTTCTATACCACTTTCTTTTGAAGTAATCTAATTGTGATGGATTAGGAATAAATGGAATTATGTTACCGTCCTTATCCTTAATCTTATAAATCTTTCAGCTTGTAACTCTTCGCCACTTACAGGATAGTTTCTTCTTGATTTCTATTATCTCCTCCTCCGTTAGTTTTCTCTCTTCCATAATATTACTATATGTCAAGACTATAAAATTGATTTCATTTTATTCCTACCGCTGGGATAGTTTTCACTAATACAGCTTTACAACTACTTGCTTGACATTGCTCTACTTTATGATAGTATCTAGGATACTTTCTATATCTGATATTTCCACTTTCTTGTTCTCAATGATTCTTCATTTGATTCTGTTTAGCTCTCTAACCGCATTTATCTTATCTCACTTTTTACTGAATTTATCTCTAGCTATTTCTGAAAGTATTCCATCAAGTTCGTCGTCCTCTATTTTCCTTGTCATAAAATCTTCTATGTATAGTTGAATCTTAGCTAAGCTAATTAGCCTGCTACCTCACACACAACAGACGTTATAAGCTCACTTCTTTGGGTCGTCAGGATGTTTCCACACTTCTTTCAGGCTTCCATCTTCTTGCTTTTCTCGTATCATCATTCCAGCTTCACTAATTTCATCTAATCAATATCATTCTATTCCGTTCTCTTCGTCTTCTTCAATTACATATCAGTAAGCTATAGCGTAACATTTCCGTAGTACATTATGGTATTCTCTGCTTGTAACATATAACACACAGAACTCTATCTGATTTCTTGACATCTTAGCCACTCTTTCCTCTTTTTCTCCCATATTGTTTTACTGTTAAGTTGTAAATATGACTTTTTTATACTTATTTTTACAAAAAAAACAAGCCATATTCTAGCCTGTTCTCGTTTCTATAAATCTATATTAAAGTTACCTTGCTTTCTTCTTCTGTCTTTTTCTTCTTTTTTTTATAGCTTCTAATTGTAGAAACTTAGTATTATTATTACTAAAACTTTCGGGGTAGACTCTAATACATTTAGGACAACATCACATATTTCACACTGTTTTTCCTGTAGATTTCATACCTTTTTAAGTACATCTTCTTCTGTAGCTATACCTAATCATATAAAATATACAGTTTATTTATATCTAGTGATTCAAATAGCTACTATCATTCAAATCATACTCCTTATTTTATGAGAATCTTTCATTTCTACTATATCTCCTATTTTATACTTCATCTATATTAAATTCAGAGATTAAAAATTCTTTTAACTTCTTATAAAATTCTTCATCTTGTTCCATAAAAGGTTTTTTGTTATCTAAAACTAATATTATATCACTATCATTAAAAAACACTATTTCTCCTGTATCATATATTTTCATAAATTCTCATCATACAATGTTTTTTTGTTTATTTTCTATAAACCACATTAAATGCCTAAGTTCTATTTGTCATATTATTTTATCTACTTGAACACAATACTCCCAGTCTTCTTCTTCTATTCATTCATAATAATCCGTGTCATATAAAAAACCTTTTCATTTTTCATCCTCAACTATACTATATATAGTTTTATTTACTTTTCAAAAACATTCCTCTCTAAAATATCTCATATACCTATAAATATTTTCTCATCAACATCATCCTCATCAATTACCTCAATTACAGTTATATCAAATATCCTGCATATATCATAAAACAATACATCAAAATCTAAGCTCTTCTATATCCTTCTTTATTTCCTCATCTGTCTTGATGAGTTCCATAGTTTCTAATAGGTATTTATTCATTTAGTTTAGTTCTTATATCATAAATTTTTATTGTGTTCACTCCTTTCTATCATATTAGATAATCAAGCTATTTTAATAATATCTTCTCGCGGTGTTTCATTGTCTTTAGATGGATTATTCTCTCCAGTAAAATATATATTATTTTTATGTATAAATGCAGATAAAAATAATTCATTGTTTTCTTTTAATTGTGCCTTAAATCTCATATAATAAAAATCGACATTTGATTTTATTTCTATATATTCACTGTCTGATAAGTTAATTATTCTATAGTTTTTTCTTCAATTAACATATCATCTTAATTTACGACCATTAAGCTTATCTCACAATATTTTACCCAGTATATTCATATATAATTGACTTCAATATTTACTAAAACAATTAAACTCCCTATCCTCTAAGTCATCAAAATTAATATCTATTCCCTTTTCCTCATATTTGTTTAGGATATTTCTAGCTATTTCCTTTTCATTATCACTACTTCCGCTACCATCTAATAGAACCGCTCTCAGCGATTCTATTTTTTTCCTGTATTTATTCTCTCACATAAGTCAATATTATAATATAATAAAATCAATAACCGCTTCTAACAACTTTATATCTTTAGCTGTTATATTTACCCCTATAGCTTTCATTAGCTTCAAATCCATTTCTATCTTTTCTACTTCAAATTCCATAATTAATAGACTAGCTATATTTTCTTCTAACTTACTATATCTTTCCGCGTCTTCTTTTTTTAGTTCTTGTATATCATCATCATTTACTAATTCTCCCTCTCATTTTTTACAAGCTATTGTAATTAAATTTCATCTAACCTTATTAAAATCATTACTTTTAGATTCTAATTTATTTGATAGTTGCAATAATTCCATTGCACTTATTGGGTCTGATACTTGATTTAATAACTTATGAAACGCTCCAGCAAAATTAGGACTAAATAATTCATTATTTAGTGTTACTACTGACGATTCTCTTTTATCCATAGTTTCTTTCATTTCTTCTTGTAATTCTTTCATAATAATATATTTAATAATAAAAATAAATATAATCCAGCCCATCATAATTGATAAGCTAAATATGTTTATTTTTTATTTCATTATATACTACCCCTTATAGCATTATATATGCTTTTTCAATTTAATATATTATCAATAGCGATAAATTTTATTCTAACATAAGAGTGTGAAAAATCTTTTATTAAATCTTCATTAAGATTATTATACAGCTTTTCAAATAAATATTTTTTGAAAGTTTTTACATCTCTTTCAAGTGCTACTCAATATCTTACAACACAAATAATTTCCTTATCTAGTAAATTTCTATTAATCTCCGTTTCTAACATTTAGAATAATTATATTATAAAATAATTTATACAGTCTTTCCTTAGGTATAATTTCATTATAACTATATTTAGTGTTATTACAATAGAAAAGTAGACTTTTTTCAACCCTCTCTTGAACTACCCTTATCTTACCGTTACTTTCACGTTTCAAATTGTATTGTTTGTGTCCTGTCTTCCGTTCTGATAACCCTTATCATATAAATATATTATAATTCATATAATGCTTATAAAACAACACAATATAGTTATCATAAATAATTCAGGATTTACTATTGCTATTCACATCTCCATATAATAAGCTAATAAAATTTAGCTTTTATTTTTGTTTTCTGAATATGTATCATTCGTCTATAGGTTTATTATGTAACATTGACATACAATTTTTTACATTCATATTCCAATTCTCTTGACTAGTAGCGTAACAATATTCCCCGCTTCAACATAGTCTAGCACCAACTTTTTTTCTTCATCCATTACTTAGATAACCTATACTCCATATATTTCCTAGATACTGATTATTCATAGTCCTATAGATAGCTTCAATTCACTTTTCTAAGTTATCATAAAACACAACACTTCAACTATCTGTATTCCCTACATTACCTATATTATAAGCCGTTTTAAGTTGCTTTCCTAATCAACTGTCAGCCCGTGCTATACATATAGGTAAAATATAATCTATTTCATACTTTTCTCCTAACTCCATCCATAATTCTCTAGTTTCTCCTAAGTCATATTCCTGTAAAAATTCTAATACTCTATCTGATTTATTGAATCAATATAGCTCTAGGTATTGCTTACTTTTTCCGTCCATATTAAAAGCCCACTCTAACTTCTTCATTTTGTCAGTATAATCTTTTTTAGTTCCATTAGCTGTTATGTATTGCTTAGAATCTTTTTCTATCGTTTCAACTACTTTAGTTCCAATAAGAACCTCAATATCGTAGAGTTTTTCATCTATACTGAACTCCAGTTCTGTCTTTTTTAGTTCTAGCTCAAATATTTGTAGATTAACTCCTGATAATTGATATTGATAGTCTTTCATATCATCATAGGCTTTTTGAATCTCGCTATCTATTTCGTTAGAATCATCAGGAACTATAACATAAATAGTAATCGGCAATATAATCATTACCACAACATAGATACAGATAGCCATCACTACCCTAGGCTCACTAAGAGCTTTTTTCCAGTTCTTTTTAATAATTTCTAAGTTTTTCATTTTTATATATAATTTAATATTAAAGCATTTTTTTAATTTCACTTCATCTTACTGTCTTTCTTGACCGTTTTTCCGCATATCAATTAAACTTTATTTTTCCACTATCTATTCTAGTCCTAACAGTTTCAGTGCCCACTCAAAGCAAGTAGGCAACCTCTATAGGTAAATAGTTTTTATTATCTTCTATGATTCACAAATCTAACTTATTCAACCACTCTTCAGGATTCTCCATATATTTCCTGCTTTTTAATATGTTTTTTCTTATATCTTCTTTTTTTAAAGTCATCTTTATTATTATGATTTATAAAACTTCAACCCTTTATTTACTATAACTTTTTCAATACCTCTAAGTATTCGCAAAGCCGAATACCTTTTTTGTCCCTTAAATTCTTTTTTTACTAATCTTATTATTCCACTCATCATTAACATCTCCATAGTTTCCTTTTTGTTTTTTTTATTAGGTTTTAGTTTAAATTCTTCTAATTTTATTGCTTTCTTTAAGTCATTATCAGAGAAACTAATATATTTACAAGGAATCTTTATCTCTAATTTCAACCAATATAATTTTCCCTGTTTAGTTTTAGAAAAATTAATAACATTAATAAATTCAAAGAAAGTTGTATTTATTTTTATTATTTCTAAAAGCTCTTCTTCTCATATTTGCTTGATAACTTCATTCACAAAATTTTCCCTATCATTCTTTAGGTCTTCTATTGTATCTTCTAATATCCATATTTTTTGACGTTGCCTATCATATCTATTTGACATAATAAGCCCATAAGTCATGGTAATAACTAATCCAACACTTAGCAAGTATATATCCATTTTTATAATAATGTAATTTAATAAAGCTTATTTATATTCTCATATCTTTTTCCATAAAATTCTAGTATCTCCATCTCTTGTAATATTATAATCTGATTTAGTTTTTCTATTACATCATTTTTCCTTTAACCAGTTTATATATTTTTCCTGCTTATCTTCTTTTTTCTCCTTAGCAATTCTAGTTTTTTCTTTTTCCTCTCTTTCTGCTTCCTCTTCTTCTAGTATTCTTTGCTCCTCTTCTGCTTCGAGTCTAGCTTTTTCTAATTTTCTGTCAGCTTTTTCTTCTGATTCACGCTTCTCTCTTTTAAGTTCCTCTACCTCTAATCTATGGACTTCATCCTGAGCTTCCTTTTCTTTCTTAGCTTTATCTTCCCTTTCTTTTTCCATCTTTTCTTGTGCTTCCTTTTCTTCCTTAGCTTTTTTCTCTCTAGCTTCATCTTTCTTTTTAGCTTCCATTTCAGCGTCTTCTTTAGCTTTTTTTTCCGATTCTTTCCTCACTCTATCTAATTCTTTTTCTTTTTCTACCTCCGCTTTTTTTTCAGCTTCTAGCTTCCTAACTTTTTCTTCTTCCTTAGTTTTTTTCTCTCTAGCTTCCTCTTCCTGTTTAGCTTTAATTTCAGCCTGTTTAGATATAAACTCTTCCATATTTACCGAATAGATTTCAGTAAATTGAACACTATCTAATGCACACAACTCCTCGTCCGTCATCTCCATCCCGATTTTATCCATCTTTTCCCTCCTTTCAGGAATTAGCTCCATTCTTTTCTCTTTCAGCTTTAAGTCATTTATAAATTCTTTTTGTTCTTTCAAGTATTTTTCAACTGGAGATATAATACTAGTAAGCTCTTTCTCTTTAGTCAATACTTCTTTAGCAAATGCTCTAGCTCCCTGTCTAATTCTTAATCAAAATTTTTCAATTTCTCTTCTTTTAGACCCTAATTTCATTTGACCCTTATGGACTAACTCATAATTTACTTTGTCTTTTACTCATAAAATACTGTACTCCGAAAATTGTTTAGCTAATTCAGTTAGTTCTAACTTAAATGCTTCAAATTTCTTTAAATCCCTTTTTGCTTCATCAGGATTAAAAGGCTTTAGTTCCATTACTACTTCTGCCTCGCTTTCTACTTCTTCTAATTTTTCATCTACCATTGTTTATATTATGTAATATTAATTAAAGACTTTTGTATTGTGCTATGCATAAGAGGGTATAAATCGTTTGTAAAATCTAACACTCTCGCTTCTTCTTCTTGACATTCCTGATTATAATTTCAAGTTTTTTCGCTTTCTACTATTTTATCCAATATATCAATTATTGTTTGTATATCCTTTTCTAAGGTGTCAGTAGTATATAAGAATCATTGATAGGGATAAGGAGAATTATTTCCAACTGCGTCTATAATAACATCACAAGATTTTCAGTACTTCATTTTTACCAGCAAGTAATAGAAAACCATTTGAAAACGGTATTGAAACGGGTCTGTCATAGTTTCTAAATTCCAATGGAATTGAGTAGTATTTTGACTTATTAGCCTTGAAAATTCCGCTGTACTCTTATAATCTCTTATAAGATTTTTAGATAAACTAAGTCTATCTAGAGTTCATTTTAGTTTTAGCCCCTTATATCATACCTCTATAACTTGCTGGTGTACATATTCTCATTTTATATCTGCTAATGGTTGTCTATGGAGTTCCTTTATCATTCAGGAAATTATAGCCCATTCTCACTTACTAATCTTTATTTTTTCTGACACATCTCATATAATAACCTCTCTTACATCATTTAAAGTAGGTAAATATTTCTTAATCTCTTTTTTGTCCATTCATTTGTATTTATCTAAATTCTCTAGTTCGGGCATTACATCATCCCAAGTAGAACCAACATCTATCCAATACTTCTTGTAGAATCCATTGACCCCTAACGATAAATAATCATCTAATGCGGTTCATAATTTAAAGGATTTTTTAGGATTTCATTCTAATTTTATCTCATCTAAGTATCTCAATTTGTATCATTCAGGGTTTTTATTATACTCCTTACATTTACTAGAGGTTACATATCCTCTATTTTTTTCAATATAGTCATCTTTAGCCATTTTTTTTAATATTACTAATTAAAAATTCATAAACAATTTTTTGAAACAATATACTTTCTAAATCAATATCTCAAATATGCTTCATATCAATAATTATTCAATTATTTTCCATACAATTCTTTATTTAATGAATAAATTTTATCATACCATTCCTTAAATTCTATATCTCATTCTTTTCATACATACTTATTATATATCCAGTCTAACTCTTCTGATTCTCAATATTTTATAGATTCTGCCTTAAAATCATCCTCCCATCATTTATTTGGTAGCCTAACTTTTTCTAAGTCATATTGTTTATTGTCTTCTTCTTCAATATTGTTATATATATCTTTAGAGTGTTTTTTACAGGCTTTCTTCACAATTGTTTTTAAACACATTTCCTGAAACCAGTCCCTCCAAATAAAGTCAGTTTTAGCCACTTTTCTATGTTTGTCAATATCTTGTCTAGTAAGAGTCGTTAAGCTTTCTCCACGTTTATTCTTTATAACTGCATAAGCTCAAATTACTTTAGAATCATTCTGATTAAATGGGTCTAATGTATGAGAATAAATTACCTTTCAATTAACCTTAGAAAATTCTATAACATCTCATTCAAATACTAGATTAGAATCAAATAGAGTTTCAGGGTATGCTATAATCATCTTATTTTTATAAGACTGATACCCGTAACTTATACCCGTATTTTGTAAGGTTATATCAACCCCATCAAATACAAGACCCTCACAATGAACTCTCTTAAATAAGGTAGCCATTTCGGGCTCTTTTTTCTTCTGTATCCACTCGTTTTTAGGTACTCCATCTTTTTTATGTAGATATAATCTCATAATATAACTAGCGTATTTTTCCACATCTACCTTATTGTATTCTCCTAATAATTCTATGATTTTATTTTTCTCCATTTTCTCCATTTTTATAAGTTAAAGTTTTTTCCTCCTCAAATAATTTTCTCATCTCCTTATCTTCTATAAGCCTTAAAGCTATAAAACATAAAACCACAAATGAAAATCATCCTACAAAAATCACTACTCCAATTACCTCCATAATATCTTTATTAGTTATAAATATAGTCTAGCCTACCATAATTGATAAGCTAAATATATTTATAAACTCCCGTCAGGCTATTCAAACTGTAAACCACACATAACATCATTTATTTCTTTCTGAGTTTTACACTTTATTTCTTCCCATTCCTGAACACAGTCCCCTAAATTGTCTAGTTCCTGAGTTTTTATCTTAATAGTCGTTACTCCTCCATGAATCGTACATCCTTTATATATTTTTCTAGTCATCTATATTTAAGTTATTAGAATAAACTTTATTTTGCATTTCCATAACTCTTAATTTTCTATTAATTTCTATTCTTTGTGTTTCAAGTTTTTCAATTTCTTCATTTCTCTTTTGTTCAGTTTCTTTAATTTCTCTATTAATCCCTAACATTAATCCTTTAACATTTAAGCTAACTCCCTCGCGTTTGATTCTTTTATAAATTGCTTGTTCAATAGCTGTGCATTGTAATTTTGATAATTTCATAGTGTTAATAAGTAAGTGATAAATAAGTTAAGTCCTTTTAGATGTTGTTGTTTCAGCTTAGCTGTTATCTCTCCATCCTTTTGGGAACAACCTATTTATAACTTTTTTTTTACAAATTTCAAGTCTTTTTTGTACTTTTTTCAACCCTAGCTTCATCTTAAAGCTTCTCTAGTGATGTTTGAGATTCTAAAATGTTGTAATAACTCTTGACAAAATCTAGAAAACTACCGACTATCATCCATCTACCCCCCGCACCAACTATCATAACGGCTTGTATAAACTGGTTTTCACTTCTTTCGTCTTTCTGTTCCCACCATTTTAACACCTCTTTTTTCCCATCCTTTACTTCTATTCCTACATACATTCAATTTATACAAGCTGTTATATCGGGAGTTCCCTTAGTATGTAATTTTATAACTCATCTTCAAAACACTACCTTTCCAGCCTGATTTGATTCAGCGTGCCGTCATTTACTTCTCAAAAATTCTATAATCTCATTTTCTATAGCTTTTTCATTGTCTTTTTTTCACATTATTTATAATTTAATTAAGTAAATTTTCTTACTTTCCTAATCTTTCATTAATTATATCTATATATCATAAACTATTTCCATCCTTATCTTCATCTAATTCTATTAATATACACTCTCTATCTAGGTTTTTACAAGCTACTCCTGTAGTTCAACTTCCTGCTGTAAAATCTAATACTAGTTCTCATTTATTTGTGTATGTTTTTATGAGATATTCAATCAAATCAACTGGCTTTTGGGTTGGGTGGAATCCCTTATCTCATTTATAATTCAATACTGTTCTAGGATAGTTTTTATATTCTGTTAAAAACTCATCTTTATGTGATGGTCTTTTTCAAGTAATATTTCACCATTTATTTTTTGTAGTTTTATTTATTTTATTAATTTTTATAAGTCATTGAGGATAATATTTCATTCTCTTATCTCATAAGAGAATTTTATGTCCCATTCATCAATTAGAAAACACAGATATATTCTCATTATTTTTAAGAGGCATATTTTTAGCGTGTTGGAATCAAGTAGTAGTATTTTTATTCCAAATCCAATCATATTTATACCTATTTATATTACTCATTCTAAGAGCAGAACTAAATGGTTCTGAACCAAATAATACTATTGCTCCATTTGGTTTGATTAATTTATTTAACCTTTCCCACATAGGTTCAAAGAGTATTACTGTATCCCATTTACAAGCAGTAGTTCAATAAGGAGGGTCTGTAATAATAGCATCTACTTTTATTCATTGTTCTATAAGTTTATCCATCTCTTCTAAGCATTCTCATTTTATTACTTCTATCATAAATTATTTAATTAAATATTTAAAATTGTTGTTATTCTTTAAAGAATCCAGTCTATAGTCGGTTCTCATTTCTTTATCTTAGCTTCTACAATTCTTTTTCATATCTTATTTATTCTCTTATCAAGATAGTGATGACACTCCATAGTACAAACTAATCAAATATTATTTTTTAGTAGTCTATATTCAGGATACAACCCTTTCGCTAGAATATGAGCGAATACATAAGAACTAGGCTCTAAGATAGGATGAAAACAAATACAACACTTATGCTCCCTTTCCGCCCAAATCTCTGCAAACATCACTTTTTCGCTTCATCCTGACGCTATTCTTTTGCTCTTTTTTCTTCCTATAGCTTTAGGAGTTTTAGTTTTCTTTTTAATAAATTTTTTTTTATCTATAACCCATTTATTTCTCTCAGGTTTTTTAGAGTTTATTCATTTAGCTGGATTCCGTTTCATTATTTTAATTTATTAATAAATAAAGATTTAAATATAGCTTCAACTACTGGTATACTCACTGCATTTCACATTTGTTTATATGCTTGTGAGTTTGAAACATAATCAGTCGACCAATTATCTGGAAATCATTGTAATCTTGCATATTCAGTTGGTGTTAGTTTTCTTATTTTATGTTTTCACTCTATAACTTGATATCATTGTTTATTAGTAAATCAAGCATAACATCAT